AGCTACAGCAGGTACAGATAATAGTTCAATTACAAACAGTTCAGCAATTACTTTTCCGGCGGCGTCTGGCGGTGCTTGGGGTACTATTACACATATTGGAATATTTGATGCATCAAGTTCGGGTAATCTATTAGCTCATGGAGCCTTAGCGGCATCCAAGACTATATCAGATGGAGACACCTTACAAATAAACGCCTCAGCTTTAACTATTACAATAGACTAATTTTTAGTTTATAATAATCGGAGATTGAATGGCTACATTATTAGCAACAGCAACACTAGAAATAAATGTTACAATAGGTGATCTTTATGTAAGAGATGACTATGTTGTATCAGAGTATGTAGAAGGTGGAATTGTTGCTTTAGATTTAGATTTAGCAACAGTATTATCTATTGCTTCGGGTACAGTTACAGTTGCTGGAGTACTTGCTCCTGCAGTTGCAATAAGTTCACCATCTATTTCTTCAAGTGTAACGGTTAGTGCTTTAGATTTAGATATAGCAATATCAACTATTGATGCTAATGTTACTATTGACGTAACAGCAATGTGGTTGGCAGGAGGGAAAGCAACATTACCTATTACGGCAACTATAAGTGTTAGTGCTTTAGATTTAGATATAGCAATATCAACTATTGATGCTAATGTTACTATTGACGTAACAGCAATGTTGTTGGCAGGAGGGAAAGCAACATTACCTATTACGGCAACTATAAGTGTTAGTGCTTTAGATTTAGATATAGCAATATCAACTATTGATGCTAATGTTACTATTGACGTAACAGCAAGAAGTATATTACTTGTTGATCCATTTAATACATTTACATTAAACAATGAAACACGCTTAAATACAGTAACAGCAGAAACAAGAAGTTTTATTTTACAAAACGATTCAAGGAGTTTTAATGTTAAACCTGAAACAAGAATTTATAACCTACTTAAAGAAACACGCAATTTTAAAATTAAACGACCAGCATTCGTTAGTTCAAAGAGAAGGGATACTATAAATGTCTGATTTAACAGGATATCTTCGTGATAATAGGGGCATTTATATCGTGAAGGACCCCGATGCAAATATAACTTATTCTTTGGACTGGACAAATTATCTAAATGATGGAGATACATTATTAGATGACTCTACAGGCGAGCCTACAGTTACATTAGGAACAATTTCAGGAGATGCAAGTCCATTGGCCTTTCCAACTTCCCACGCGGTGGATGTATCCGCAACAACAACTAAGGTTGTATTAAGAGTAAATGGTGGTACTGCTGGAAATGTATATCCAGTTGAAGTAAAAGTTGTAACAGCAGATGGCGATACAGATGTACGACATTTTAGAATTATATGTGAGGACAAACAGTTAAGATAATGGGAATAGTACCAGATAACAGAGGAAAGAAATACAAAACACACGATAAGGAGATGATTAAGAGATTAGCATCTACTATGTGTACCTATGCGGAAATAGGTTACATTATAGGTATGACTGGTGACGGTGTTAAAAGAAGATTTAATAAAGTTATAGAAGAAGGTAGAGCAAAAGGAAAAGCAAGTTTAAGACAAGCACAATTTGATAAAGCATTACAAGGTGATACAAGAATGCAGATATGGTTGGGAAGAAATTATTGTGACCAAAAAGATGACCCTAACGCACAAGAAAATACATCACCATTACCGTGGGAGGAAGATAAAGAATAATGAAACTATCAGTACCACAAAAATCAGTAGCACAAGACCAAACTAGATTTAGAACAGTTGTAGCAGGAAGAAGATTCGGCAAAACAACTTTAGCTATTAGAGAAATATGTTATCATGCTAGAATACCAGAGCAAATATGCTGGGCCATCTTGCCCTCCTACCGTCAAGCAAAAATGGTTTGGTGGGATCAATTAAAAACAAGATTAAACAAATTAAATTGGGTTAAAAAAATAAATGAAGCGGAATTATCTATTGTGTTAAAAAATAATAGTAAAATATGCTTAAAAGGTGCAGACGGAGCCGGGTTTGAAAACTTACGGGGATCTCCTAAATTAAACTTTGTAGTATTAGATGAAGTTGCTAACATTCCACAACAAGCATGGACAGAAGTTTTAAGACCTGCGATTGCAGATTCTAAGGGAAGGGGCTTATTCATTGGGACGCCTAAGGGAGTTGGTAATTTCCTATACGATTTATATCAAGAAGGACTAGATACAACAAATGATAGTTGGTCAAGTCACACCTTTACAACTATACAAGGAACCTTTGTAGATCAAAAAGAAATAGAAGAAGCAAAAAGAGATTTAGATAAGAAAACATTTGAACAAGAATTTTTAGCAACATTTGTTACATACAGTGGATTAGTTTATTATGGTTTTAAGAGATCAGAAAATGTAAAAGAATTTAGATTTACAACACCACAAAAAATGATTCATATTTCAATTGATATGAATATTGATCCGATGTCGGCAGTATGTTTTGTTATAGATAATAATAAAATAATTGTTATTGATGAAATAGAAATGTATGGAAGTAATACAGATGAATTAGTAAATGAAATATATTCAAGATTCCCAGGAACTAAAATATTTGCCTACCCTGATCCCAGTGCAAAAGCACGTAAATCTAGTTCGGGTGGACGTACGGATTTAAGTATACTTGCTAATGCAGGTTTTATTGTAAAGGCACCAAACAAACATATGCCAGTTAGAGATAGAATAAATTCAGTTAATTCAAAATTATGTAATGGTAACGGTGAGAGAGGAATCTTAATTCATCCTAAATGTAAAAAATTAATTAGTTGTTTAGAAAGACAAATATATAAACCGGGTACATCACAACCAGATAAAGATTCTGGCCATGATCATATGAACGATGCATTGGGATATGGTGTAAGTTACTTGTTTCCAATTACAAGACAATACAATGTACAACCACAATTAAATTGGTCAGTAAGGATAGCAAAATAAAATGACAGATTATACAGTAAATCAAGATCCAAAATCATTACACGACAATTATACTGAGCTAGGAGTTCATCCAGAATATAGAACTCATTATAGACATTGGCAATTTCTTTCAAAAAGTTATTTGGGTGGAAACGAATGGACAAAAGGTGAGTACCTAACGAATTATGTTTATGAAAGTAATAAAGAATATGGAAAACGTTTAGCAAGTACGCCATACGACAACCATGTTAAAAGTATAACACACATTTATAACAGCTTCTTATATAGAAATGAACCTAAAAGAGATTTTGGTTCATTAAAAAATAGACCAGAATTAGAAATGTTTTTACAAGATGCTGACTTTGAAGGAAGAACTTGGAATTCATTTATGAGAGATGTTAATACATGGAGTACAGTTTATGGACACGTATTAGTATTATTAGATAAACCTAAATCAAATGCAAATACAAGAGCCGAGGAATTAGATCAGTCTTTACGTTGCTATGCAAATTTGTATACACCAGAAAACATATTGGATTGGTGTTTTAAAAGAACTGAATCAGGTTTATATGAATTACAATATCTTAAATTATTAGAAATAGAACAACAAGCATATGGAAGACCAACAAAATATTATATAAGAGAATTCACACCAGAAAAAATTATTTTATATGCAGTTGCTCCAACTGATCGTAATAAAATTGTACCAATCGAAGAAATGACAAATGAATTAGGAAAAGTTCCAGCTGTATTTGTATATGCAAATAGATCACCAATTAGAGGAATTGGGGTGTCGGACGTTTCTTCAATCGCTTCCATGGCGATGGCGATCTATAATGAGTGGTCAGAAGCAGAACAACTTATAAGATTAACAAACCATCCGTCACTCGTTAAAACACCAGAAGTAGATGCGGCGGCCGGCGCCGGTGCAATTATTACAATACCAAATGAAACCGATGCTGGACTTCGTCCTTATCTTTTGCAACCGGGTGGACAAAGCATTGATGGTATATTAAAAAGCATTGATCAAAAAGTACAAGCAATTGATAGAATGGCAATGATGACAGGATTGAGAACGCAGGAAACCCGTCAGCAAAGTGGATATGCAATGGCGCAAGAATTTATACTTTTAGATTCTAAGCTATCAGAAAAAGCAAAAAACTTACAACTTGCTGAAGAACAAATATGGAGATTGTTTGCGGCTTGGACGGGAGAAGTATTCGATGGTTCAATAAAATATCCACTTTCATTTAATATTAGAGATAAGAATATGGATATGGATATATTAAAAAAAGTTTCAGAAACAGCAAAGAATATTGCGTTGGCAGATCCTGGAACACAAGTATTAGTCAATAAAAAAATCAAAGAAATACTTGCTAAAGATGAAGAAGAGTTAGAAGAATTAAATAAAATAAAAATTCAAACTGTAGATCCAATTAGCAATGAAAAACCACAACCACAAAATTAAAAGTCTTAAAATAAGAATTTATAAAGTTGAAAAACTTATAGATAAAATGTCAAGACGGACAAAACGACAGGTGAAGTGCTGGATAAGGCGCTGGGTGGATTGGTGGGCAAACATAATAGTTGAGGAAAAACCTAAGTTAAAAACCTTTACTATTAAAGGTAAAACATATTACCTTAAAAAAAGAAAAAACAAAAAACAAAAAGGAGAAAATAATGCTTAAAAATAAATGGATATGGGCAGGAGTTATTACAGTTGTTGTATTAGTTGTAGTATGGCAAACTGGAATATTTGCACCAACAGATATACCTGCTGTAGGAGAATAATAAAGAAATAATATGATTAACTTGTTTCTATTTGTATTTTTAATGGTATATCTGTGTTATATAATACATAGATGGATAGAGGATACTTTTTAAATGATTAATGAGGTAGAGCAATGCCACGGAATGTAATACAATTTGATTAATATGACTTTTGATAAAGGCGCAACAACATTTGATTTACAAGACACAGAATTTTATAATCCTTATGAATTATTTGATAGAATAAAATATTCACATAGTCATCCTTATAGATTAGAAAGAGAATATAAAAAAGCCATAACTTGGTTTCAAGGACAATGTGTTGAGGATTTATAAATGCCATATAAAGGAAAACTAGGCGGCAAAGCAATTGAAACTTCTGTAAGCATAGCATTAGAAAATGCTTTTAAAGATTACATTGAATTAAACAGAAGAACTATTGATTGGCAGTCACAACAGAGTGCGTTTAAGGCAAGAAAAGTTTTACAAAAAATAAAAGATTTAGCACACAGAAGGAAACTTGAATTACTAACTTTATACACTATAGATCCAAAAAGATTAAAAAAATTCAATAATCTTATCGTACATACATAACGACGTAAATATAATAATAAATAACAATAACTCAAACACAGGAGGAACTGAAAAATGGAACAGTCAAACAATCCAGAAGTCCAAGCTACGCAGACCATTGAGAACAAAGTAGACGACTCTAAAGTTAGTAAGCAATATAGCCAAACTAACAACCAATCTCAAGAAGAGGTATCAACACCGAAAACTTTTACTCAAGACGAGTTTAATGATGCAATGGCATCTGTACGTAAAAAAACAGAAGCAGGAGTATTAAAAAAATATGCTGGAGTAGATGTTAGCAAGTATCGTGATTTGTTACAAAAGGAAGAAGATAGTATCCTTGAAGAACAGAAAAAACGAGGTGAATTTGAAAAGATTCTAAAGGACACTGCTGAAAAGAAAGACCAAAGAATTAATCAATTACACAATCAGTTAAATTCAATTAAAGTTGATGATGCTATTATTTCATCCTCAGCCAAATACAAAGCCATTTCGCCTGCACAAATATCGCAGTTGATAAAAAGCCAAGTTAGATTGAATGAAGCTGGAGATGTTGAAGTTGTGGATAAGAATGGAACTCCACGTTATGCTGAATCTGGAGAATTATTGACGGTTGATAGTTTAGTCAAAGAATTTTTAGATAGTAACCCGCACCATTTAAGTGCAGGCCCCAGCGGCTCGGGTTCCAAATCAAACACACAAACAGAAGGCATCGCCCCAGTTGATATCTCCAAGTTGGATATGACAGATCCAGCACAAAGAAAAGTGTATGCTGAGTACAGAAAAAAACAAGGCATACAATAATACTAACCATTAGACAAAGGAGATAAAAATGGCTAATGAAACTAAACTAGCATCCGGTGGTGTTGATGATTTAATTGCATCAATAGTAGCGGAAGCACAATTTGTGGCGGCTGAACGTTCTGTAATGAGAAATCTTGTTAAGAACTTTACAATCCCACAAAACAACGGTGGAATGGTATTACAAGTACCAATCTACTCAACACCAGCGGCGGCGGCAGTTGCAGAAGCAACTGACTTGTCAAATACTGCTGTAACAACATCAAAAGTTGACATTACACTTGGAGAAAAAGGTGTAATGACTACTGTAACGGATCTTGCTTTGAATTATTCAAAACAAAACGTTATTAGTGACATGGGAAGACTTTTTGGTGAAGCAATAGCTAAGAAAATAGATACAGATTTAACTGTATTATTTTCTGGCTTTTCTACGTATGCACTAGGAAGTGCAACAGACACACAAACTGAAATGACTGCGGCGCATTTATTTGCGGCACAGGCAAAATTAAGAGGTGCTGGAGTTCCAGGAAACCTAGTAGGTGTGTTCAATCCTAAATCATTGTACAACTTAAAGAAAACAATGACATCTACGTTTATACCGCAAGGTGCAACAGGTGTTGTTAATGATGCAATGAGAGAAGGTTATGTAGGAAGAATTG